GCATTGGAGTGTCCGGTTGTGTTGGCGTATAGTGTAGCTTTTCCTATTGCAGCATTGCAGTATCCGCTTGTGTTGGCGTGTAGTGCGGAGTGTCCTATTGCAGTATTGTAAGAGGCTTGATAGCTTTCAGTTGCGGTTTCTCCCATTGTGAAATTACCGGCATTAATTCCTATGAAAGTATTTTGCCCGACCGGCACGGCTGTGTTGCCTGTTGGGTGGTGGAAGTCATGCATGAACCTGTTTGCTTCCTTGAATATTACGCCTGTTGAGCTTGTTGTCGTGCTAGGCAGAGTTAAGGCGTTAAATGCAGGCTCAGCAGCAACCGGCAAGCTAAGCACTTGCCCGGCTGATAGCGTTAAGCCATTGGCAACGCCCAGCGTTAGCTCTTCGTGTTGTGGTATGCCTGATATGGCATTATCAACATAATCCTTATTGGCAACTTGCCCCCCTGCTACTGGAGTTTTTGCCCTGCCAACAGAATAATCTCCGGATAGGTTTGGCAAGAAGAATCCGTCTGCAATTGGAACTCTTGCCTCGCTCTTGCTCTTGGCTTTTCTGATTTTGGTGATTTTTCCCCAGTTTTTCATCGGGTTCTCCTGTGCATATCGAGAATTAGGCTTTCTTTTTCAGGCACAAGGCTACTCTTCCTTCCTTCGTGCTTTTGGCTTGCTTCTATCCCTGATACAACTGGGTAGCTTCTCCTTAACTCTTTCTCGCCGATAGTATTTGCCACTTATAACTTAAGTTAGAATAAGTATTTATTCTTTTTGTTTTGCTTTTTCTGGAGCTTTTTCTGGAACATAGCCTTTTGCTCTTGCTCGTTCTATCCAGAATTTAGATTCCTTGAGCCTTCCTTGCTCTTTGAAAACCTTTGCCCTTTCCAAGCAATTTTTTAGAGTCATTATGTTGTCGTGTCCGTAATCCCGGCTACTGCACCTGGATTAGTTAGGACCGCCTCTCCGATTTCATTTACGAATATTTTTCTTCCGTGCCTTGGGTCTCTTAGCGTTTCGCTTGAGATAGGCATAAATTCTTTGTAGGTTACTGCATCTTTTGCGAATACTACAGCGTAATCGGTTGTTGCTGAGCTATTGACTACGACGTTTAATCCCAGTATTCTCATTACTACCCCATCTTTTACCTTTTCTGATGAAAAATCAGGAATGCTGCTTCCCTTTACACTAATAAGCCAGTCTAATAACATTTTGTGCTCGTGCTGGTTGATTAAGAGGGTAGCTCCTTCGGGGTTATAGTTTTCTGCTCTTATTGTTTTTTTGGCTAATGTTAAGTCGCCTATGGGATTGCCATTTGCGGCATCGTCCCACCCTGTACCATTGGCGGCTGCACTTGTTACCGTTGTCCCGTCGAATGGAACGCTTGTTACTTGGTCTACTAACACCTCATAGATTCTTTTATCGACTTGCCTCGCCACGCCTCTTACTAAGTCTCTTACGAATGTGCCAATTATGTCAGGGTCGCAGTCTTGTATGTCTGCTTCTGGTATCCATGGGCTTTCCACGTTATATTCTCTCACATAGCCCGGCTGTCTTGTCCAGCTTGGCTCTGCTACTATTGGCAATGCTCCGTGAGCGGCGTTAGCTATTCCAGAGGAGGTTATGCCTGTAGTTGCCGGACCTGTAATAAATCCGGCAGTTTTTTGGTACCATCTGAATTCCCTTGCTTTTGTCTTTGAAACGTTTACAAATCTTTTTAGAATGTTTGACTCGTCGCTAAATCCTTTAGCGAGCTTATCTATATCAATGCCTCTTATCTCTGCCTGTTTTGATGTGTCTGCCATTAAGCTATCACCCTATGAGCTGGTGCTAATTCCATTAGGAACGTTTCCCCGTCAGCAGCGGTTTCAAGGGCAATTCCGCCCCTTTGAGTTTGCCCTGTTGCCATGGCTGACACTTTGTTGTCTGCCTCGAAAACTACTCCTTCCCCTACGGTTACAGGTCCTAAGGCTGTAACCTTGAATATTCCGCCCCTGTAGACTGATAGCTTAGTGATTCCATCATTGGCAATTTTCTCGCTATGAGCTATCCCTGCATGAGCGGCAGTGCTTACTGATGCTCCAGTGGCAGTCATGGGGTCAGAAAGAGACAGCAGTGCACCTTTTTCGATGCCTGTGCCATTAGCACAAGTCATTTGAATAGGCTGATGTGTTTCATAAAATAATACTGCTTCGTTGGCCATGTTCGATTGTAGGGCAATTAAATATTTAAACCTTTCGTTTTATGTATTTAATAGTGGGGTTGCGGATATTGCCCCATTCTGCCTCAAAATCGTATCCCTTGTTCTTATCCCACAGCCAGCCAAATGCTTTGCACCCTATAAGGTATGCTATTACCAGCCCTACCAAGGCATATGTAGGAATGTTTTTGTAGGCTATCTTTGCCAAGAGAACAACCTGAACAGGTTGCCTTAAGAATGCCAGCTCATTGCTGCCCTTGCTTACGTGGTTGCGGTGATGAATATATTTAGGCAAAAAGATTTTTATTTGCCGTTGCATAGTTTCCCTAAAGGGCTTCATGAACCCAGCCATTATATTCTCCGCTTTTCATTTCTTCCAGCTGGGCGTCGTCTCTTAGCCCGATTGGTATTATTGATACATACTCTATAGCCCATAGCAGCTTTACGCTTTTATCATAATCTTTTGGCAGTTTTCTTAATCCTAAGGCTTTTCTAAATCCTGTCTGAACAAGCTTATAAGCCTTTGACCTGTTATAGCTTAGCCTGTTAGGAGCCGTATTTGCTGTCATTGTTGCAAGGACTAAATTTAAGTATTCCTTGGGGAATATTATTTCTTTTACGCCAAATGGCAGCTCCCTTACTTGTCCTATTACCCATTCGGCCTTATCCATTTCGCCTTTCTTGGACAGCTTTAGCTGGAATTTTTGGCTTTCTATGTCCCTCATAAGCCTTTCTACTTCCTGCCTTGCCCCATAAGCTATAAATGCGAAGTGCATCTTATAACCTGTGCTTCTTGATTTTTGACTTAGCCATTTCCATAATAGCCCTGTTGATGATTGCTCCCTCTTCGTGTTGCTTGGTAGCAATGTCCGCCTCATCATATACTCTTGTCCAAAATGCCTCTTTCTTGCTTCCGATTGCAGCCTTAAGCCCTTTGAACTTGAGCATTATACTACTCCTCCCATTACTTTAGCAGCGTATTCCTGTGGCGTTTCCTCCTTAGGCTTTTCCTGTGTCTGCCCAGCATTAGCATTTCCGCTAACGATTTGCTCAGCCCTTACTGCTTCTGCCCTTTCTGTCCATTCCTTTAGCTCAGCTTTTTCTTTTTTAATTGCTTCTAAGGTCAGCTTTGCCTCGTCTAATGCCGATATTGGCTTTTCCTCAGTTTCCTCATTTTCTTCCATATTATTTTCTCCTCTTAATCCAGTCTGTTAAGGCTTCAATAGCCATCGTATTTTTTTTGATGGAGCTATTAGCCATATAAAACATAAGAAAGCCGAATACTACTCCAGCCCCATTATTCATTGCAAATCTTAATAGCTCATTTTCCATTGTCATAATAGTCCAAACCCTAGCTTGCTAGGGGCTTCTTCTCTTTTCATTTTTTGGTATGCGTCCCAGTATTCTTTCTTGTTCTTTTGATACTCAGCCCAAAACTCTTCCTGTTGCTTTTCATTCAGCTGCTTGTTTTTTAAGTATTGCTCCCAAAACTTTTGGTTTTCTTCCTCGTTGTATTGTTTGGTTGCTTCTAGGTCTAAGCTTGCTTGCTGGTTTTTTTCTGCGTTGGCTTGCTTAACCTCTTCTAATTTTAGTTGGCTTTCTAGCCATTCTTTTGCGTCATCTTCAGCTTCCTTAGCCATTTCGTCGCCAGACATAAGGCCTTCTGCTTTTGCTTTGTCTGATAATTGCCTAATAACTTCTACCCTGCGAGTAACCTCGTCAACGTGCTCTTGGTTTCCTGCCCTGTATATGGAGCCCGAGCCCCATAAGAGAGGTGATATTTTTGTCAATACTCTTAAAGCTTTATTATCCCTTTCCACGCTATCCGGCAAGTCCTTGACTTCTTCGTAAGCGTCAATAGGATTTGCTCCGTTCCATTGTATAGCTTCTTCCATGCTTTTTAAAACCTCATTCCTAATCATAGGCATCGTATCCACTATGTACCATGCTGGGCTGGTGGTTGCATAGCTGTAATATCCAAATGCACCTATTGCCGTAATTGCGGAAATTCCTTTCCAATGCTTTTTTAAGAAACCGGACTTTTCTAAGCCTTTTAGCATTGCTTGCTCTAATTCATTAACCTTATGAGTTGTTAGTATTTCTCTTTTAATTTTGTGTGGAGTTCTTCCTGTTAATTCTGCAGTTTCTCTTATTAGTTTTTCAGTAGACCTGCTATAAATTTGTGATAATGCTTTTGCTGTGTTTGCCTTGGCTTCTTCTGCTATTCCTACTTGCTCTACTTTTTTTCTTAGTACATTATATAACTCGGGTGATTGCTCTTTTATGGTTTGGATAGGGGCATTCATTTTCCTTTCTGCTAATCTAATGATGTTTTCTACTTTCTTCTCTGTTAATAAGCTCAAAAACTTTCTTTCTTCATCAACTCCTTTTATGCTACCCTCTGCAAAATCGATTAATCTATTAACTTTCCTTTCAATTATGCCCTTTACATTTCCCTCGGGCAAAATCTTTCTCCCTAACTGAACTGCTTCTTCTCTTGCTAATTCGGCCTCCCTTGGTCCTAACCTATTTGCTAATTTGGCAGGGGCCATTAATCTATTAGTTTCTGCGGGGGCCATTAATCTATTAGTTTCTGCGGGGGCCATTAATCTATTAGTTTCTGCGGGGGCCATCAGTCTAGTAGTCTCTGCAGGAGCCATCAATCTAGTAGTTTCTGCTAATTTGGCAGGGGCCATCGATTTGGTAGTCTCTGCTAATTTGGCGGCCTCGGCCCCTTTACTTGCTGTCCCTATAGCTCCGAATCCGCCCACCTCACTGGTCATTCCTAATAGTGCCAATTCTCCTACATTAGGAGCGTTTCCTGTGCCCGGAGTTGGCTTATATAATGGCCGTTTAAAAGCCGGGTTTCCTTGCATAAACCTTTGAAGCCAGCTTAGCTTTTGCTCTTGTTTTGCATTAGGCTTAGGCGGTCCCATCAAGTCCCTTTTTTGTATTGCAGCCGTATATCTGGTAGGTTGTGCTTGCGTTGGAGGTGCACTTCCGCTCCCGCCTCCTGAATGCCTTGCACTATGGCTTGAATAGTCTATTCCCTTTTGATGAATTCCTGATATTGCGGCTGCATAAGCTTGCCTTGGCGTTGCCTTGGTGCCATGGCTTGGGGGTGCGGGAGATGGTCTTGGTGTTATTCTCCTTGCAGCCGTATAAGGCGTTGCCCTGTTTCTTCGCCTTGGGTGTACTCTCCTTGGCATTATTCTTCTCCCCCATTCTTAATTTTTTCAGGTGTCAAAGGCATTCCTTTAACGCTTGTATCTTCCTGGGTTTTAGCTTGCATAGTTTCGCTTTTGGACTGGTCGCTTAGCATTTCATTCTGAAGCGAGGCAGGCATTTCTAAGTCCAATGTTATGCCTAGTTGTAGCCCGCATTGCTCTTCTATGTATAGTTGCCCCTCTGAGACTGTCTGCTCCCAAGATAGGTAAGCTATTTTGGCGGTTGCTTCTGTCATCTCTTGGCTGCCGCCCACAATGATTTGCGGAGCCCCTATCGCTTGGAAGAAGTAAGAGTTTAGCCTGTCTATCCATGGCAGGGGGTTCATTGTAGCGTTAGTTGGAACAGCCATCAGCTCAGGCGTTACCACGTCTTTAGGCACGATAATGTTTTCTGCATACTTAACAGAATTATCAAACTTGCTTTTAATGTCTGCTATCTTAGTAGGGTTGTCAGTGTCAGCGTGAATTATGAACCTTGGCACTACATACCTGTGCATAAGCGTTTTCATGTCTTTCATGGCCTCGTTACGCATTAGGATTATATCTTCAACAGATTCAATTAAGCTAATACCATGTACTTCGTCTGCTGTTCTATTCCTTGATAAATGGAATATTTGTTCCGGCTTGAATATTTTATTTTTTTGGCCCTTAGCTTTGGTTACTTGCTCATACCTTATTATTACTCCCTTGCTGTTAGCTACGATTTTTATTGTGCTGGGGTCTAAAGGCTTTAAGTTTACCATTAGTAAATCTTCCCTAGTTATGGCTTTTCTAATTTGGTTAACTGCCCTTGTTAGCCAGCTTTTCTTTATTATTTCTGCAAAACTATCTCCAGCAATATCAAAAGTCCTAACTTGATTTTCTAAAATTGCATTAAATGAGTCTTTGCCAAACCCCCTTATCCTAAATAAAAAATTTGTTGTATCCTCATCAGTCTTATAGCCTTTTCCGACTATCCATCTCGCCCTTGCGTCTATTGCACTCCTTAGTTCCGGGATTTTTTTGTAATAGCCAAAATTCTTAGGCCAGTTTTCTATCTGGTAATGAGTTTCCTTATTGCCAGTAGCTCCGTCTGTGTCTTGCTGGCTAACTGAATAATCGTCTAACTGGTTACTCATGTCGGTGTAATCAGCTTGGGCTATGTTTAGTTCGGTCATTTTGTAGTATTTTCCTTTATTATTTTTAATTCTTGTTTCATCTCTTTGGTTTCCTTAACCAATTCTTCTAATAAGTCCTGTACTAAGTTACCTGTTCCCATCATACGGTCCCATTAATTATATAAACATTAGCTTGCGTTCCGCCTGCCTCTGTTTTAGCAGTATACAGCCTTATATACCTATACTTAAGGGCTGTTCCAAATAAATTTCCTGTTCTACTTGAGCTTGGTCCTGTTGCTGCTGAATCTATTGTTGTCCAGTTTATATTGTTGTTACTTCCTTGTAAGTTGATATCAATTCCGCCACCGCCAGCACCTAT